GAATACTGGACTTGTTGTTTTTGTGAGAAGATCTTTACGGGTTTTGGAAATAATCCAGATACCCATAGAGATGATGATGAATGCTGTGATCATTGTAATAATACGATTGTCTTGCCTTTAAGAATGGGCGAGATCTTTGGACAGATTGGTAACAGCTTCGACAGGGGAACAGCTTGAAGATCTTAGCAAGTATCTTTAGACTGTTAGGTTTTGTAATGTTAATATCAATAACCATTAGCTGTGTTTATATGGCTTTATGGTTTCACCATTACGAGCCAATGATCCATTAGTTACTGGAGGTGTATTATGAAAAAGTTTTGATTAGCTAGATAGAAATAAGAAAGGCTCTTAATTGAGCCTTTTTTTATGGCATAATAAAAGCGTAGCTAATTTTGGCTACTTTTAAAAATGGAGAATTATATGAACTTACATAATTTAACGAAAGGTGAAAAATTTATATACGAGTGGCAATTCAGGATGCATGGATCATTTGATTCTGCTCTGGCTGAAGCACTTTCTATAGCTGATGGTAACAATCTCAAAAGGTTAAGTAAGGGATTCCCTGAATATGCTGAAGCTATGAACAGCTTTCACCATGATGAGGGATGGTGGTTTAATGTTCTTGATACTGTAGATGGTGAAAATTATCAAGTTGTTGAAAGAAAACCTTCTGGGGCGATCGTATGATAGTTAATAGCGAATATCTGCATCAACAATGTGAGCGTGTCGACTATGTAGGCACTATTGCCTATTATGATGGCAAAAATTACTTTAACGACTTTGGGGAGATCTTAAGAGATCTCTCTGAATACAATACATCAAGTGAGGGTTATACTCCATTTGGTGATGAACATTATTAGGGTTTAATTAGTTAGAGAATCCACAAGAACCCCCAAACTCTGGGGGTTTTTTTTGGAAGTTAAAATTTTCACTTCCAGATCACAGACTAAAAAAACTGGTATTATATTTTTGTGGTCGATTGGATCACTAACAAGGAAAAAAATATTATGAGAAAGATAACTTTAAAAATAGCAAGATCATTATGGCAAGGTAAACCTTGCAAAATATCGAATACTTATACAGATGGTGAAAAAGTATTCCTACATGACAACCTGATCGCATTCAAGCGTGAAAATGGCCTTTCAATCTCTATGGCTGGCTGGCCAACTGTAACCACTAGAGAAAGGATTAACGGCTTGCTTGAATTCTTTTATGATAGTGATGCTAGGATATATCAAAGGTATGGAGATCAATACATCAGCACGCAACGAGGAGATGCCCAGATCCTTGATAATGTTTTTTATGCGTTAAGGTATAAACAAGGCAATCTAAGAATTATGGATCAAGGCCTAATACCTGAAGCCGAAATTGACTGCTTCATCCCAAGCGTAAAAAGGAGGGTTCTATAATGTTTATCGTTGATGATCAATATACTGGAGAGATCCACAAGTTTGATACTGAGGATCAAGCCGTTGAATTTTGCCAAGAGCAGGATATTATTTATTACAGTAAGGCAATGGAATACCTTTCGGAAAATGATGCTTCTCTGGTGGACTCTCTGGCTCTGGCTCATGAGTATGGCTTCACTCTCGACAAGCTGAACAGCGAAACACTCGCAACGATCTTGTACCAACACAACCTATTGAATACTATCGAGGAGGATCAAACACAATGAAAAAGCGTTTATCTAGTATTTTCTGGGGTGTGATGGGTGGCTTCATTGCTATGTCTATCTGGGCGTTTTTATTAATAGGTTATGTAATGATCCCTGATCTGATCTAAAGATCAAAGCAGGTAATACTGGGGGCTTTAATGCCCCCTTTTTATTGTCTGATCCTAAACAGAAGAAAGTTAAAGATCTCCAAGCTGTAGATCTGCATAAAACAGAAGAAAGTTAAAGATAGATCTATAGATCCATAGATCAACAACAGAAGATTCATAAAGATCAGATCAATCTGGAGAGGATCAAGCAACTGGATCAACTGATCAAGGCCTGAAATCGCCCTAAATTCTAATTATTATTAAAGATCTATAGTAAGAGATCAATATAGATAAATACTAAGGAACAAGTAAGGATCAGATCCCCAGATCTGGGAGATCAAGATCAGCAGATCCAGATCAATAAGATCAGCAAAATAATATATATCCCTCTCTTTTATTCTCAGATCCTGAAGCTGTTTTAGTTTGGAAGTTAAATTGAAAGCAACTTTAAATATTTACTTTTTAAGATCTTTTTTTTATTTATATTATTAGATCCATAATCTTGTTATAAAGCTCTATTTACTGCTGTAGACCGCTATCTAAAAGGGTTTAGATATATATAGACAGTTTCCAATTTTAAGATATTATGTTAAGTATGGGGTAGGGAGGCTCATTTAATTTTCAAAAATATATTTGTACTATCCCACCCACAAAAAACAGAATTTCAAAAAAAACAACATTTAGCATGTATATGTGCTATACTATCTATATGCAAAAACCAAAAGGTAATCCAGCACTTGTAAAGGGTATGACCTCTTTAAACCCAGCAGGCAGACCTAAAGGCTCTGTAAACAAATATACTGCGTTGGCACGAGAGTTAATGTCTGAAAAAAGTGGTGAAATTGTACAAAAAGTAATTGATAAAGCTATGGATGGAGATGTACATTGTTTAAAGATGTGTATGGATCGTATATTGCCTGTACAAAAAGCAGTTGACTCTAACAGAACAAAAAATGATGCTCAAGTAATTATTAATGTAGCTTCTATTGACTCTATAGAACAAAAGGCTAGTGAATATGACGATGCTGAACTAATAGAGCCTGTAGAAAAGTCTGATGACGAGGTTGTTGTTAAAATAGATTCTACACCTATGGCTGATAAATTCGATGGCTGAGTTAAACATTGATTTACACCCTGCACAACTTGAAATATTTCATTCTAATAAACGATTTAAGATAGTTGCTGCTGGTCGTAGATTTGGTAAGTCTTATCTATCTGCTTGGATTCTTTTAATTAAAGCAATACAGTCTGATTCTAAAGATGTGTTTTATATTGCACCCACTTTTCAGCAAGCTAAAGACATTATGTGGGCAATGCTTAAAGAACTAGGTAGAGATTTAATAGTACAAGCATACGAAAATACGGCTGTTCTTACTTTAATTAATGGTCGTAAAATATACCTGAAGGGATCTGACCGACCTGAAACACTTCGTGGCGTTGGGCTTGCTTATGTCGTGCTTGACGAATACGCTTCTATGAAACCTCAAGTTTGGGAGCAGATTATTCGCCCTACTCTTGCTGATGTCCGTGGTGGTGCTTTGTTTATTGGAACGCCTGCTGGTAAGAACCATTTTTTTGACTTGTATAAAGATGCCCTAGATGATGACGATTGGGATGCTTTTCAGTTTACTTCTACAGACAATCCTTTTTTGCCAAGTGAAGAAATAGAGGCTTCTAAAAAAAGCATGTCCTCTATGTCGTTCAGGCAAGAGTTTGAAGCATCATTTGAAACGACTTCTGGTGGTATATTTAAAGAAGAATGGTTTCAAGTTGATGAAGAACCAGAAGATGGTAACTATGTTATTGCTGTTGATCCTGCTGGGTATGAAGCTGTAGAACAAGAACGCAATTTAAAAAGATCAAGGCTAGACGAAACAGCTATTGCCATTGTTAAGATTGATCGTGATAAGTGGTGGGTTAAAGATATACTACATGGTCGCTGGAACATTAAAGAAACAGCAAAAAAAATTCTTTCATCTGCGATGAATGTAGAATCATCTACAGTAGGCATAGAAACAGGATCACTCAGAAACGCAATATTACCTTATTTGGAAGATGAAATGCGAACAGAAGGTAGATGGGTTTCTATAATAGAACTTAGACATGGCGGTAAAAAGAAAAACGATAGAATAACTTGGGCGTTACAAGGTAGAATGGAACATGGACAAATTACCTTTAACCAAAAAAAAGAATGGCGAGAATTTACAAATCAACTATTAGATTTTCCTAATAGACTTGCACATGATGACATGCTAGATGCTCTTGCTTATATTGATCAAGTAAGTGTAGCAGATTTTGCCCACTCAATTGAATTAGATGATGAATGGAGGCCAATAGATAATGTCGCTGGATATTAACAATTTAACAAGAGCAGAAATGGATGAATTACTAGAATATAGTAATGACAAAACTAATATTGTAGAACGCTATGTTGTAGCCTGCCAAATAATTACAAATTTATTAGAACATGGTTCAGACGATATATTTGCAGAAGCAGATTGGGATGATACTGTTGATTTAACAATATGCAAATTACTTATAGATGGAGATATAGTTGTTGAGCCAGAAGAAAGAAAGTTACATTAAGAATAAAAAATGTG